TTTTAATCTCGTCAAACGCCATGGTACCGGTTGGATTGAGCGATACACTGTGCCGAATGAAAGTGATGATTTGAACCAGTTAGTATACCTTTCATCAGCATGGGACGTTATGTGGGTGCGGGGTAATTTTGTTCATGAGGGGTTAAGTTTTACTGAGCGGTCGTATGTGGTATTTACGCCCGCTTTACAACTCCTTAAAACCAAATTTTCGTCACGCCAGATTACAGAATCGCTTGTTAATGGTTTTACAGCTGCATTGACCAGAGAGTTTTCACTCGGGGAGTATGACCCTTTATTGCTGCAAACTGTACAATATTACGTGCACAGCTCTCATAAGCTAAATTATGAACTGAGTCGCACCAATGTTTGCAAAACCAAAGTGGTCGTGAAAGATCGTGTGGAGGAGAAGTATCTTTCCGTTTTAAAAATTCAACGCACTAACGACGAGATTGTTCGTTTTAACAGCGTTGATTGTGAAGTGGTTGATGCTTATCCTGGTCGCACTGATTGTTTGATTACCCTCAAGGTCAAAGGGGAAGAAGAACCCAAGTATTGGACAGGTAGGAATGGGAGTTGTTACCAAGAAGGGGATCAGTTCTCATACCCGGCATTCAAAACACAGGAAAAGGATGCTAATGACTTCAAATACTATCGGTCTCAGTTTTGTTCTTTTGATGGTGATGGTGTTAAACCTTTTGTTACATATTCCGTGAACGCTCGTAACGCTTGCAAGGCATTGAAACGTATGGCAGGTGCTCGCGAGACTCAGGAATATGACCATTATCTGACTTCCCTTCAGTATGCGGCGTTTGGTGAAGTGATTTCCAGGTTATTTGGAGCTGACAACTTTTTCCAAGAGAATGTGATGTTCTTTGATGTTGGCCGTTTAACTTGTGAGATCCGGCAGAATCATTTCACCAAATTCAAAGTTGGACCACAGAAGTGGGATATTATTGAGGTGGATGGTGAGTGTGTTGGTAGGGACACCTACGTCACTCCTTACGGGGTGAGATGTCTATCACACTATACTCAGCCATTCGTCGACACTGGTATTCCTGCTCAGCGACAGAAGATGTCAACCTTATACCGCTCACCTAGTGCTTGGGAACTCTTGAGTACCGAGGGATTGGGCGCGTTGACCACTTCTGTCATTGTTGAACCACACCTACGCTCTTGGGTTAATGTTCATGATGATCTGCCACGGTACAAAGGAACGGTGGAGGAAATGAACATGATTCATCAGCAGATGGCCAAAGGTTTCCAGCAATTGTTGGATCATCATTGTTTTGAGAAGATCGAAGACTACAAGAATACTCATCCAGACTGGATTTATCTGGCCGGATGGGAACGTTTTCTCACAATGATGGACTGTGAATCAGATCGTAAGTGGCATGCTGCAATTGCTCATGTTAAGAAAGCAATTCGCGCAATGTATGTCGATGAACAATTAGTGCACACACCAACTGAAATAATGGTGAAAACTGTTAATGCCAAAGTGAAGAAGGAATTCGCAAAATTTGGTAAGGTGCCACGGTTGTTTGTGACTTATGAGGCTGGTTGCATGTTCGCCAATGAGTTGCCTGAGTATTCGAAAGTGTGCTTGGATGGGAACTATTGGAATGTGGTGAATGGCGTGAAGACCAATGTCTGCATTTTCGCTAAACCTGGGGGAGCTAAGTTAAAACATGTGTTGGGTGAAGCCATTGCGAGTATGGGCCGCAGAAATTATCTCAACGTGTTAATCTACTCAGATGATAGTGTGTGGAGTGGCAACATTAACGGTGTTGACTTTGCATTCAATGTGGATATTTCTTCATGCGATTCAGGCAACAAAGCTGGGGTTTTCGGGCTTGTGTACACACTGTTGAGCAAGTTTCGGAAAGATTTGGCTTTGGGCTTGGTCAGCCAATGTGCTAAAATTATCAATCTGCAAAATCCAGAGAATAAGGAAGAACTCATGCAGGTTG